GCACGATTGCATCAGGAACTACATATGCAATGTTTGATTCAGAAGAAGATGATACAGCTAAATTAAAAGTTTACCGCAGAACATCATCAGGTGCAACCGAGATTACAGGAAACCAGACTTCCCCGTCATTTACAATTGGCGAAACATTTACAATTCAAGCAAGTACAAACAATGAGGTTGCATTAACTAGTGCAGTTGCCGTCACTATGACAGGAACAACAGCACAAACATTTGCCACTGATATATTGGGTGCTGGTGTTACAAATGTATCAATAGCCGTATTGGATTCGGGTGCTATTAAAATTACACATACACAGGGTGGTGTGATTGTGTTGAAAGACACTTCTGGTAATCCAGTAGCTGATGCTGGCTTCCAAGATTCTGTTGATAATGTAAGAACAGGAAATGATAGTGATGTTGTATTGAGTAATTGGGAAGTATTGGCAACAAGCACAACTAGCCCGTATAGTGCTGGCAATGTTCAGCCAGGACAAGACCCAATTGAAGGCACAAAATGGTATTATAGTTCAGTTGATGAAGTTGATATGATGATTCATGATGGCACTGGATGGAAAGGATATCAAAATGTATCCAATGATGTTCGTGGTTTTGATTTAACTGCAACTGACCCTGCTGGTCCATTAGTTGGGGCTTCTGCACCGACAACACAATCAGATGATACTGCATTGGTCTATGGTGATCTTTGGCTAGATACTAGTGATTTGGAAAATTACCCAATGATTAATCGTTGGCAATCAGTTGAGGGTGTAGACCAGTGGGTATCCATTGATACAGCCGATCAATCAACCGAGAATGGTATCGTATTTGCTGATGCACGATGGGCTGGGAATAGCAATACTGATCCAATTAGTGATGATATTCCAACAATTGCGAGTTTATTAACAAGTGACTATCTTGATTTAGATGCACCAGATGAGAATTTATACCCAACTGGAACATTATTATTTAATACCCGTAGAAGTGGATATAATGTTAAATCATTTAAGTTGAATTACTTTAACTCTGCTGATTTTGAAGGTGCAATGCCAACTGAAAAAAATGCATGGGTTACTGCTAGTGGATTAAAGGATGATGGTAGTCCATTTATGGGTCGTTTAGCACAGCGTGCTATTGTTATTCAAGCACTAAAGGCGGGGATTGATTCTAATACTGATATCAGGGAAGATGAACGAAGATTTAATCTTATGGCATGTCCTGGATATCCAGAACTAATTCCTAATATGGTTGCGTTGAATAATGAACGAAATAACACAGCATTTGTTGTTGGTGATTCTCCTATGAGATTACCAGCAACTGGTTCAGATTTAATTACATGGGCTACTAATAATAGTGGCTTAGGAACACCAACTGGCGATGGTTTACCGGCAAATGATGAATATTTGGCTGTATTCTATCCAAGTGGCAAAGCAAGTGACTTATCTGGTGCTGAAATCATAGTACCTCCTAGTTATATGATGTTAAGAACTATGATTCATAGTGATGATATGTCATATCCTTGGTTAGCACCCGCTGGTGCAAGACGTGGTGGAATTGATAATGTTTCTGCACTGGGGTACATTGATGCAGGTGAGGGTGAATTCCGTCAAACATCAATTCGTCAAGGTGTCAGAGATACATTATATGAAAATAATGTAAACCCATTAACATTTATTCCTGGCACAGGATTGGTAAACTTTGGTAATAAAACCACTGTCTCTGGTTCAGCGTTGGATAGAATAAATGTATCACGCTTAGTTGCTTATATTCGCCTAATGGTTGATTCAGCAGCGAAAGGATATTTATTTGAACCAAATGATGAGATTACCCGTAATGAAATTAAAATGTCAATGGAAGGGATAATGAATGATTTGGTTGCCAAGCGAGGGGTGTATGACTACCTGGTAATTTGTGACAAAAGTAACAACACTCCATCTAGGATAGATCGTAATGAATTGTATGTTGATATAGCAATTGAACCAGTAAAAGCTACTGAATTTATTTACATTCCTGTGAGAATTAAGAACACTGGAGAAATATCTGGTGGGTAAATAACTCACTCACATCGGTAAAAAAGGGATTACATTTTGTGTAATCCCTTTTTTATTACATCATCTCTCCCTTTGCCTAAATAGTGTCATGTGGTTTAATTGCTATATCTATGTAAAGGACATAATATGAAATGTGGAGTATGTGGGAAAGAATTCAAGGCAATAACAGGAAAGCACTTAAAAAGTCATAATATATCAAGTGATGAATACAAAAATACATATGGTGAGATGTTTCCCGATGAACTAAAGAAACGAATACGTGATCGCGTTTCAGGAAAGAACAATCCAAATTATGGTAAGAAGCACACCGAGGCAGCTAAACAAAGAATTTCTGAATCAAACAAAGGAAGAGTAGCACACAATAAGGGGATTGCACTGTCGGCTGAACAGAAGAAGATTCTATCAGAGAAAGCATTAGCACGAAATAGAGTTTGGAGAGAGAATGGCACTCATCCGAATGTAGGTTCAAAGCGATCACCAGAGGTGAGAGACAAAATAAAAAAAGCTAGGGCGAATCAGGCAATAACCACCGAGTCTGTAATGAAAGCTATTCAGACAAAAAAGGATAGAGGATATGACCTAGCATTCTTTCGTGGTAAAACACATTCGGATGAGTCGAAGAAACTAATTTCCAAAAAATCCATTGAACATCACAAAATTCGCACGGCACAGTCACAAAAAGAAGCAGTATTGCGAATGGGAGAATATGGGTACTCAGTTATCAAAATCGAAGATACATACATGGATGTTAAGTGCAATCAATGCGATACCATTTTTAACAGAACATATCAATATGCATCAAAGAGTAAGATTACCTATGAATTGTGCCCAAAATGTTACCCACCCTTGATTGGCACAAGCAAAGCAGAAAGAGAAATAGCTGATTGGTTAGAACAGTATACCAATGTATCAAGAAACGACCGGAGTATAATACCGCCACTAGAGTTGGATATCTATCTTCCTGAGTACAAGGTTGCAATTGAATATAATGGCTTGTATTGGCATAATGAATTAAGGAAGGATAAAAACTATCATCTTGATAAGACCAATAAGTGTTTAGAAAATGGTGTGAGGCTAATTCATGTATTTGAAGATGAGTATGAGAATACGCCTACCATAGTAAAAGACCGATTAAAGAATATGTTGGGTATTAATAAAAGAATATATGCTAGGAAATGCGAAGTCAAAACGATTAAACCAACGGAGGCTAATGCATTCATAAAGAGATATCATATACAGGGATCAGGTCGTGCAAATGTGCATCTAGGGTTATGGAATGATTCTGAATTGGTAGCTGTTATGACTTTTTTGAATGGGGATATTAGCAAAGGGATTACTGATTGGGAACTGAACCGTTTTTGTAATAAATCTGGGGTTACTGTGGTTGGAGGTGCATCTAAATTGTTCAAATATTTTACACGCCATCATAATACAGAAACAGTAATCTCATATGCTGATAGGCGATGGAGTGCTGTTTCTCCATTCTACGAAAAGTTAGGATTTGATCATACCAAGGACACTGTTCCCAATTATTGGTATATATTGCCTAATGAGATGAATAGAATTCATAGGTATGCATTAAGGAAACCAAGTGGTTGTGTTGATACTGAGAGGGAATTGAGGTTATCAGAGGGGTATTTACGGATATATGATTGTGGAAGTTCCAAGTATATATGGAGGAAATAGTGTTTTTTATGACCTGTAATTGTATAAATACTAATTAAATATAGGAGTAATAAGATGACAACAGCATCATTATCAAAAATGACAGTACCTTTGGCTAGTGACCAATCTAGTTCTAGCCAAGGATTATTAATGCCAAAACTAAAATATCGCTTTAGGGTGATATTTGAAAACTTTGGTGTAGGAACTCCACGCACAGAATTGACTAAGCAAGTTATTGATTTCACACGGCCGAGTGTTTCATTTGATCCAATTGATATTGAGATTTATAATTCACGGGTGAAGTTAGCAGGCAAACATACATGGGATGATCTTACTGTTAATCTTCGTGATGATGCATCTGGTGCAGTTTCTAAATTAGCAGGTGAACAATTGCAGAAGCAATTAGACTTTATGGAACAAGCTAGTGCAGCGAGTGGCATTGATTATAAATTCAATACTAGATGTGAGATCTTGGATGGTGGAAATGGAGCACACGAACCAACAGTTTTAGAAACTTGGGAAATTTATGGATGTTATCTATCCAATGTAAACTATGGTGATTTGAACTATGGTGCAAGTGAACCAGTAACTATTGCAATGACTATGCGATTTGACAATGCAGTACAGACCCCGATTGGAAATGGAGTTGGTGCGGATGTTGGCAGAACGTTGGGTGATATTGTAACAGGTTAATATGGGTTTATTAGACAAAGTTGGTGATTTTGCTGGTGATAAAATCAGCGGAATCGCTAACAACTTCGGTAGCCAATTAGGTGACCAATTCAGCGGATTTGCTGGTGGGGTTGCACAAGGCTTTTTTGGTGCGGATGATTTAAAAGATTACAAGCATGCATCTAAAACATTCGTTTCGGATGGGTATGCGTTAGCACCGAATAACAAATTTCTTTTTCATGTTTACTTTAATTTAAACACTGCCGGAATTCCTGGATTATCAAAGATAATGGGAAGTCCAGTTGAAAAAGCAACATTGGGTATGTTAGTTAAAACAATAACATTGCCGTCATTTGATATAGAAGTAGATGAAGTAAATCAATATAATCGTAAACGATACATCCAGAAGAAAATAGAATATAAACCAGTGCAGGTTACAATGCATGATGATGGGAGTGATAAGATTAGATCAATGTGGTATAACTACTACAATTATTACTATCATGATTCTGGCAGTAGATATGAACCTGGTTCGGGTGGACAAGCATATACAGCACGTGATATGTATGATAATCATCAAGTCGAGACTGATTGGGGTTATAATGGACAAGGTCCAAATAATGCGATAGGTGGAGGGGATGTTAAACCTCATTTTTTCCAAGATATAACGATATATGGTTTTAACAGGGGCAACTTTGTTCAATATACATTGGTAAATCCGTCTATAACATCGTGGGAGCATGATACCTATGATTATTCTGCTGGCGGTGAAGTTATGCAACATACAATGAGTATGGTGTATGAAACGGTGAAATATAGTCGTGGTAAGATTGGTGAAGGTGTTATGGGTTATCAAGACCCAGCGATGTATGATACCTCTCCTAGTAAATTATCTAAACCTGGGTCAACTGCTAGTTTATTTGGACAAGGGGGATTGGCAGATGCAGGATCTGGAATATATGAAGATTTAGCAAATGGTAATATATTGGGTGCTATTCAAAAAAGTGGCAGTGTATATGAAACATTTAAGAATGCTAATCTAAGTGAGGTAATAAGCACTGATTTAGTTAATGAAGGCATCACCCAAGGGTTAAGTATGCTAAAAGGACCAGGTATTAGCAATGCGGCTAGTAACTTCTCTTTTGGTGGATCAATGCCTGATGTGTTGAAGAGTGCTAAATTACCTGTGACCCCACAAACCCCCCAATTGAAGAATTTCTTTGGTTCTAGTGAGATGAAGGATTATAAACTTGGTGGAATGAGTATGGCTAGCGTACAAGGCAATCTTCCATCCAAATGGCCGAGCATGGATGGAGATTTAACTCAATCATTGGGTAATATGAATGTTGGTGGAGATCAGGCATGGACTAACGCAGATGGTTCTAAAATGACTGATGCAGAAATTAAGGCAAGTCAATCACAGTATTATTAAATTATGGCAACTATTAATATTCCTTCGTTCCAAGACAAAAATGTATTGATCTACAATGATTTTTTAAAGCAGGCTAATGCTGATGTTTTTGATGATGAATTTATGTATGACATAGATTATAATCCAGTACAAGCATCAACCCCATATCAGGTAGATGATTCCCAAACAGACAACTCCCCAAAATCTGGTCCAACAGGCACAGGTGCAAATGAATATGATATTATAAATTCATTCTTTAAGCAGAAGATGAATGATGATACCATTGCTGATGTTTATACTATGTACCTATTTAAAATATCAAAGTATTCGCAAACACCAGTTATGTCTATAGTTGATACTATGAAAGATCAAGATAAGTTATCAATTACAGGTATAATGGCTTATTTTTTGAATAAGCTAAGGTCAAAACATGTGTTATTTGGGGTTCATAATATAATTACACCAAATCATTATACAGCTAGAAATATCGTAATCTAATGGGTAGGTTTTCCCAAGGGGATTACACAGTAAAAAATACTAAAAAATATGTTGGTAAAGGAGTACCAAAGTACAGATCATCGTGGGAATTGGATATGTTCAGATTTTGTGATACTAATCCGCATATTTTAGAATGGGCAAGTGAACCTATAAGAATTCCATATTTTAATCCGTTCAAGGGCAAAAAAACAACATATGTTCCAGATTTGCTTATCAAGTACAAGAACAAACAAAACATTATCGTAGTGGAACTGATTGAAATAAAACCAAAGAAGCAGAGTATGATCACTGAGAAATCCAATAGCAAGGATCGGATGATAGTTCAATTGAATCATGCCAAATGGGAACAGGCGGTGAAATGGTGTGCATTGCATAGCATCACATTCCGTGTGGTAACAGAAGATCAGCTTTACCATAACGGTAGGAAAAGTTACTAAATATCAGTATGAAAAAATTAGAAGAATTATTTAATTTGCCAACTGATGTTTTGTTGGATGAGGTAGTTCCTGAATCGGAGAAGGTAAGTGAGATAATGTCGGTGGATATATTATCTAGCATAGATAAAATTGAATCAGCATTGCCTATGGTTCGTGGGTTAGAATCAAGCGATTCAGAAATGGACGCACTTGCCACCCTTGCTACAGAAAGTTATAAAGACTTGATGGACTTGGGAATGAATGTGGAAGCAAGATGGTCTAGTGAAATATTTAATTCTGCTGGTTCTATGCTAGGGCATGCTATTACTGCAAGAACTGCTAAAATAAACAAAAAATTAAAAATGATTGATTTGCAACTTAAAAAAGCAAAATTGGATCAAACAGGTGTGGATCAATTCCCGACAGAAGAAGGCACTATATTAGACAGGAATGAATTGTTGGAACGATTGATTAACGGCAAAGGGGATGCTAGT